ACTCCACACCATCAAAGTACCATACTTTTTTAATACCGACTTGACGCAACAGAGCTTCGCAGTTAGAACATGGTTTAGAAATAGCTGGCTTATTATTGTTATCAACGCGAATATTAACCATCGTTAAATGAGAACAATCTTCAAGTCCCATTTTAATTAGCGCGCTACACTCTGCATGTACTCCAGGCACATATTCATTTTGCCGATCATCATATTTGGACTTATATTTGCCAAAGCGATGATAAGGGTGTTGCTTATTGTAATCGTTGTTAGCGATACAAACAAGCTTCTTTTTGTTGTAGACAAAGCTGACGTGAAAAGATCGTCCGTTCTGATGAACGGGTTTGAGAGCTTTCGAGATGTTTTCAAGTCGCTTAAAGTTAATTGCCATCGATTGATTTTATCACAGTTCCTTTTCCGACGTTCGCTCTTGCGATTCGATACCTACAACAAAATCGATACCCTCTACAACTCCAATAACCTTTAGCATATCTTTAGAATTGTTAAATGCAGATGGATAAAAGAACTTCAGTACTCGTTCATCTTTGTATGTATCAAAGATATAATTGTTACCAAATAGATAAGTGTGTCCGGTATTAAAAGCTTGCTCTGATAGGAATTTAATAGTCATAGTTATTGTTCGTTAGTTTCGGATTGTTCTTTAGTTTCTTTATCTTGTTGCACTAGCATCTCACAATATTGATATACGTCATCAAATGCGGCCTGACGACCAACCCAGTAACCGGAATTACGACCGATTTGCCACCAGCAGTAGCTCATGATAGCTGTTCCTATTACATAGAGAATAATTTGATTAACGTTCATACCTTATTATATGTTAGTTCCTTTTGTATTTTCGGATAAGAATCATTATGGTAATGCAGCAAGCTGTACCGCTGATTGCATTAATAGTCATGCTTGGATTAAATCCAATTTTAAATTGATAGGAGAAAGATGACGCATAACCGAGAACTGTTAGTAAGAACATATTGAAGGAAAGACCTTCAACGTCTTTATGCTTAAACGTCTTTATTAGTTGTGGTACATAGCAAATAAAAAAGCAGATAGGAAATAAAATTCCTCCAACAGTTCCAATTATGTCTTTCATACTTGATGTATACTGTAAATATTGTTAACTAGTTCTCTTACCTTTTTAAGAAGTATATCATCTGCCTCTGTGTACCAGGTTAGCTGATGATGTGATTTAAATTTAAATGCAGCATTGTTAAACATTTCAATCGAGTTTGCAGCAGGTACAATACTACCATGTAGCGATACTCTCTCTAAGAAGATTGTTGTACCACCTTGCTTGTGTACCCAATCAAGCTCATTTTCGTATCGCATATCAGTAATAATATACGTCTTATTTTCGATTAGCTTGCTCTCGATCTTATTAATCCAAACGCTCGGATCAAGCGCACGTCTAAACGTCGTTCCCCAAAATGTTAGAAATGGTCTAATAATGCTTTTGCTTTTGTCATCTTCTGTAAAAGCTGATATACCTAATGCGTTTTGTAACAGTTCATTTACTTCACTCTTAAGCTCGTGTGCAAATGAAACAAGTTCTACTTCCTCTCCTTCTTCTTCTAAAATTTGCTTCATAAAAGAAGCAAGCTTATTCTTACCTGATCTAGCGTTACCGGCAATTGCGATAATATTCATTTTATATAATTTACTGTATTTAACATCATATAAATCTTTCAAATCATCATATGCGCTTATATATTAATTGATAATATCACAAACATTAAAATCAGTTGACTGATCTTTTAGCCAGTCATTATAATGATTTTCATACTTTTGAGCCAGTGACTCTAAAGTCTTAGCGTAATTATCATTACCATTTTCTTTTGCTTCTTCTGCTTCTCTTCTCCAATGGTCGATAATCACTAATGTGGTGGTATGATCCTCCATCACCAATTTCCAGAGTTTCCAATATTTGTATCCACTATAAATGCCTAACGCTGAAATACAAATAAGAAGATGACCAATATAATTAGTTGCTTTTTTAATCATTTTCATAATTTTCTTTATACATGTTTTCCCAATCAAATTGATTTAAAACAAAGAATGGAAGTCCCCTCTGTTCATCATATACTTCAATCTCTTCTAAAGTTAAATAAATGCTACTGCTAGCAGGCTGGCAAGTTTTTACAGTATACTCTTTGCCAATCTCAAGAAATTTCTTCTCATCTTCTTTTACATTGGTAAACCAATGCCATTTAATATATTCGACAAACGTGACTTTATCTCCTTTCTTTGGAAGGTTGAATTCAAGTAATTTACCATTATTATCTCTTTTTGATGGCCTCATTTATTTTAATTTTAAAGATTAGAGGTGTAATCGTGAGGATTGATAATTTATGATTACACTGCTTTCTTCTATTATTATATCCGAGTTCCTTATTTTAGTTGACCAGCTAATTACTTAATTAAAGCTTCGATAATTTTCTCAGCATTTTCTTGGAATGACGGATATTGTAAAGTTCTAAATTGATTACCATGCTTATCAATCAATGCCTGCCAATCAGCTAATGCCTCAGGAGTAAGTGAATTTTCTTTAGGACGAGCTTCAGAAGCTTTTCGAATGATTTTAATCAGTTCTTCTTCTTTATCCCGAGCAGCAGCTGTAATCTCTGCTTTATGAGGATAAACTTGTTGGCGGATTGAAGTGCTGTTCGGTTCTACTTTAATCAGCCACCATCCCTCTCTTAATCCATCATAAGCATAAGGATCATTTACTGGAATATATTTACGGCTAACTTTTTTATAAAGTTGATTGTTCATTTTTTCGTAGATTCTTGTTGAAGCATTCATACTCATATATCTGTTATAAATGTACTATATTTTTATTTCACCGAAGTTCCTTTCCGTAAATTCATAATCTCAAATTTTAAAGCATCTCGCTCTCGCTCGACTGCAGCAAGATTATCTCTCAGGTCGTTGAGAATTGAGAGTTTATAATTAACGTGATGTTCAAGTTTCTCACTCTCACACTTTAGATCTTTAAGTTCCTTTTTTAAAGACTGATATGCAGCTAATTCTTCTTCAGTTGGCGATTCTTCTACTTCGATCAAGCGCCAGCCATCGGCGACAGCGGAATCGGGGCTTAAGGCGAGCGCATCGAAAATAGCGTGCTGACCGCTATCTCTCACCCAGATCTTGCCGCGCCACTTTGGCGGCAGGAGGTCTAGATCCCCATTCCCCATTGGGCGGACTCGCCCATCCGCGTGATGCAACTCCACAAGCTCATACCCATCGGGTTGCATGACGAGTGTGACCATTGTGGCAAATCTGCTGTATTCTGGATGCGTCACCCGATCGACGCAGATTACTCGAGCAGTTAGTCCGCCGCGGGTTTGGTAGGTCTTACCTACTTCAAAAATTGTCTGTTTTTCTTGATGGGTATTCATTTTATACTAATAAGTTAATCTTATTTCTATTTTTGATCAGGTGAGTGATAAATTAAATGGAGGAAATATATTCGTAAATTAAAACGATATCTTTTTTAGATTTATCCTTACTCCAGATATTATCTTCCGGGGTATTACTGGTAACCTTTTCCAAAATATCTCCAGTCGTAGAATCTGCCAAAGAAATTCTATAAGAGGAATTATTTGTTGCTTTCTTGATAAAAGAAATCCAAAGAGTTTTTCCCCCTTCTAAATGTTCTCTATCTGAAACAATTCCTCCAAATGATTTGATATAGAAATCATACCAATTGGAAGCAATTCCAGTCTTAGAATATGATTGTTTGATTCGAAGATTGTGAGCTTGTCTATAATCTCCGAAAATAGTATCTCTTAGAGAAAGATGCATTACTGGAGTAATGAATTGATCATTTTGTTTTTGATTGTTAAAGTCAAAAACAAATCCAAATGTTCGATTGGGATGAACTGCATAGACTAATCCCATACTATCTCCCATAATAGTATAATCATATAGGTTACGAACACTGATTGGTTGGAATTTATTATCCTTTTGATAGGTAATATTTCCTTGATAATATTGAGGCATTTCAGTTAAGATCCATTCATCAAAACGTTTCATATGGTAGTACTTAAGAGGAATAATGAGAAGCAAAACCTGTATCAGCTGCGGAGTAACAAAGATTCAATACTAAGAGTAGTGCTAGCGTCTTTTCTATCTCGATTATTTTATAATTGGTTCTGGGTAAAAATAGAGTAATGTAATTATTATTTATAGCTTATAAATATTAGATATACAGCAATATAGAATAGAGATAAAGCCAGCAAATAGTATTGGAATTGCAATCTCTGGTAGATTAAAATGGACCAACAGTCCGAAACTAATAGCCAAAATAAAGATTGATGTTACAAACATAATATTCTTTTTCATGTCTTATTGAATCTGAGTTCCTTTAGTTCTCGTTCGGTTCTCGGTAGAGTATGTCGATTTCTTTCAAACAGTCAAGTATTTTTTGCTGATCCATTGCGATATTCCTCGCAATATAAATCCTATTGCAGATTTGATGTAATAGAGAGAGCTGTTCATCTGCCGTATATTGATCAATCCGTTTTGATTTTTCAAATTCGACTTTCATTGCTGTAGATTCGTTGGAGCGAGCCTTATACGCCTCAAACTCTTCTTTGGTGAGATGTTTTCCATGTAGGTAGTAATACCCACCTCCATCAGACCACTCGATTGCCAGGCCATCTTCGCGATGCCTCTTCCCATTAAAATACCAGTCTTTGCCGCCATTTGCCCACTCGATGGCAGGGCCGTTCTCGCGATGACGTTTTCCATTGAGATACCATTCTTTTCGTCCACCAGAATGCTCAATAGCTGGACCATTAACTCGGTGTAACTTGCCATTGGAATACCATTTTTTCAATACCGTGGAACATTCAACAGCAGGTCCATCCTCACGGTGTAACTGGTTATTAAGATACCATTCTTTGCGCCCATCCGCGAGCTCGGCAGCAGGTCCATCTTCACGATGGAGCTCGCCATTGACAAACCAGCTTCGGTAGCCATCCGCATGCTCGACGGCAGGCCCGTCCTCACGGTGGCGCTTGCCATTGACAAACCATTCTTTGCCGCCATTCATCCACTCAATCGCAGGACCATCCTCGCGGTGGAGGATGGTTTTCTCGGCGTCCGAGAAGTAAAAAGTATCACCCTTGTGGTTAGTTGACATGTAGGTTGGTTTGTATTCCATACTTAATTGTATTAAAGATTTTATTATAATTTATATGCCTAAATCGTAACGAGTTTCAAAATCAAATGGATCAACGCCAATAGTCTTCAACCTCTCTTCATATAAATACGCATCCACATCATTTGGATCTAACAGATTAAAATAACCAAACCATTCGTCTTCCTGTCCTTCGAGACGCATGCGAGCTCTTTTATCAAAAATCGTACGGCTGCTTTCACAATAGTTGCAGCTACCATGATTACGACAACTATAACAATTAGCTTTAGCACCACGATATGGCTGCCGCTTTTCTTTTTTGTATTTGATTGCTTTATCAAGACTCACGTTACTAATATAATTGAGTTTTTATATTATTTTTCGAGTTCGGAAAAAATAGCTTTTGTGGCTTGAAGTTGTTCGAACAGATCGTTGATATGTAACAGTGTCTGCTTTAGATCGCAATGTAGGCATCCTCCAATAGCCCTCTCACTAAAACAATAACACTCAGTTAGTCGAATCCAGTACTCAAGTGTTTGGTTCAATTGATCCTTCATATATATATGATATTAGAGTTCCTTTTCCCACATCACCTTCCATGTTTTATGAAGTTCTTCTAGAAGGAAATCGCAGATCTCCTTTTGCTGAGCCAGAGCTTTCGTTAGAATGAGATTCGCTTCATCGGATTTGCGAAACTGCTCATAACTCGCTTCACGGTCCCTGACGGCACAATCCCGCTCGAGCTCGACTTCAGCAAGCTTTCCCCTCAGGTCGTCAATAGCAGCGTAATTACACTTAACTAGATGCCTGAGATTTTTACACTCGGTTTTCAGGTCTGCGAGTTCGATGGGGCGAGACTGGCGGGCGTCAAACTCTTCCTTGGTAAGAGGTTTGTTATCGACGTAGTATCCTACGATCCCATCGGCGAACTCGATAGCAGGCCCGTCCTCGCGATGACGCTTACCGTATAAATACCAGTCTTTACGTCCATCGACATACTCGACAGCGGGTCCGTCTTCTCTATGACGTTCGCTATTGAGATACCATTCTTTATGGCCATCTGAGTCTTCGATGGCAGGACCATCATTGCGATGGAGTTCTCCATTTATAAACCATTCTTTACGTCCGCTCACATACTCGATGGCAGGTCCATCATTGCGATGGAGTTTACCATTGCGATACCATTCTTTGCGTCCATCGACACACTCAATGGCAGGTCCATCTTCTCGATGACGTTCGCCATTGAGATACCAGTCTTTATGGCCGTCAGACCACTCTACGGCGGGACCGTTTTCGCGGTGTATATAGTCATTGAGAAACCAGCATTTATAACCATCTGGGTCTTCGATGGCAGGTCCATCACATCGATGCCTCTGGCCATTAAGAAACCAGTCTTTTCGTCCATTGGCATACTCAATGGCAGGCCCATCCTCACGGTGAAGGATGGTTTTCTCGGCGTCCGAGTAGTAAAAAGTGTCGCCCTTGTAGTTGGTTTCGATGTAAGTTTGGTTCATGGATTTGTCATTTTCGCTCACTTTAAATGGCTTATCTGATTTAATCTCCATATTAAATTTTCTTTTTATTGTTGCTCTTTATGCAAATCGAATTGCTCATCCCAATTACCGCTCATCATTTCTAGTGGATAATTATCAGGATCTAACTCATTCTGACTTTTCCAAAATGCTTCAAACTCTTGAAGCGCAATTTTCATACTGAAAATAAATTCATTGATATTGATATTGCTCATAGTGACAGTATATCTGAGTTCCTTTTCGTTCTTAAGATAGGATCACTTTAGCAAGTTTTTCAGGACTGTCAACAAAAATTTCATCCCCATTGGCAATTGTTACATTTTGGCATTGTGTTCCAAATTTTGCATCATAGATATACCATTCAATCCACTTAGATTCATCTTCTAACAAATCTAGCTGAATAATATTCAATAGAGCTTCAAATGCACTCCAAATAGTATTATAAAAGACTCCATCAACCTCAATAGCCCCGCAATCAATAACTTTATCACAAATTTGCCAAAGCTTTTGATGTTGATCTACGATAGTTTTAATAATTTTAGTTAGCTCTTCTTCTGTTTTCATAATTTTTACCAACTAATTTTATAATCTCGTCCGTTAAAACTAGCATTGCAAGAATAATCCAATGGCAAAAGAATGTCTTCAACGATAAATTTAGAGATATCATCGCGTTCTACCAAAATTGAAAACTCTCCCTTTACAATAGCTTTTTCGATTTCAGAATAAATAACCGCCTTTCTCTCATCTACTCTTTGAGAGAAATAAGAAGAGGATTGTTCATTTGCTTCATCTGCTGTTTTAAATTTCATAATCATATTATTAGTTATTTTCCCAAGAATCTAAAATATCTTTCCAAAATTCATAGATGTCTTCAAAATGCATAATCAAAATATTATGCAATGCCAACAACCAAATGAAAAATGCTTGAATAACAATGATCCAAATAAAAGCATCATTACCCCATAAATAAAAGGGATATGTTAAAGCCATTAATAAACATGCTAATGGCAATCTCCATTTATTGAACTTTTGCAATTTTTCAAGCGATTCTTTCAAATCAGAAAGAATGATTTTTTCGTTTAATTCTCGGACGTTTTTGTATTTCATAGCTTTGATTCAATGAACTTTTTAGTTTCAAAAATAAGCATAGCCATCCTCATCAGGGATGAAATCAGCGTTATCATCACATATTTTTATAAAGCTATCTCTTTGTTCTTGCTCTGTTTTGTTCATAATTATGAAATTTCTAAACTTTCTTCAAGATTAAATTCGGCATTTGAAATAGTAAAAGCGTATCGAGTCAAAGCTTTAATGATATTTGGATCATATTCCAATGCATTTTGATAACGATCGCCAACAGACTCCATATCATAACCTTCTTTATGACGACGGAAAAAAGCAATTGCGATGCAGTATGAGTCGATCGACTCATACCAACGAATCATCTCATAGTCTTTCCCGTTTTCGAGCATTCGTAGCTCATAGTTGCAGATGCGTTTAATTGATTTGATAGTAGTCATAATTTTATTTGTGTGTTATTGTTAGTTAGATTACAGCTTTGATTACTTTCTTATATACAGCATCATCACCACGTCCAAATTTCTTAAGTTTATCATTATCAGTAAGTTCCTTAAGGATAACATATGCTTGACTAGTAGATAGATTAAACTTATCCATGATCAACTTTTTAGTAATTTGTGGAGGATCGAGAGCGAGAATTTGATCTTCGAGCTTTTTCTTACGAGTAGCCTTATTAGGAGCCGCTGCAACTTCATGCTTACCAGAAATTACAAGACCTTTATAAGTCATTGTTGCACTATAATCACCAGTTACACCAAAGCGATTCTTATACACGCTCAAGATACGAGCTGTTTCACCGTTATCTGGATCTGTCGTAATTTGGAAATTAACATCGACAGAATGTGGTACGAGAGTAGAGCCTTTAAGCTTACCATCTTTAGTAAGATGTAGGATAAAAATAAGAGCGCACTCTGTCTCTTTAGCCTTACTAATAAGAGTAGATACAGCATAACGCTCAAGCTCAGAAGAGTTAAGTTTATTCTCAGTAGTGAGCGCTTGGAACGAATCGATAACAAGAACGTCGAGATTTTCCATCGCTTTTGCAAGTACATCAATATCAGTCTCGTTAGCGATAGAAACGTTACGAACGTTCAAGCGTTTACAGGTGAAGGCAAGCTGATATTGATTCTCTTCGCCAGAAGCATAACCGACATCATAACCGTTAGAAGCGAGAGCCTCCATGTATTGAAGCAACGCGGTAGTCTTACCGCAACCAGCTTGACCAGTAAAGGTAAGTGTGCAGCCTGGAAGCAGACCATCTCCAAACATCACATCGAATTCATCGATACCACATTTCATTCGGCGGTAGAAAATTTCCGGAATGGTAATGTCAGATACCTTCTTGAAGCCGGTTGATTCAATTCCAAGTTTCATGTTGATATTATAATTAAATTCTTTTCGCTGATAACTCAGCATTGCGATGAGCTCTTATGTCTTCTAAATTATATGAGAGTTCCTTACCAGGAGATCGTAGCAAGTGTGCTATTGATCAAATCAAGAATGGTTTTTGCAGCTTTATCGTTATTGTTGAGCTCACGAATAATTTTAGTCTCAACCCATGAATGTGTCGTATTGAAAACACTATTAAGCTTTAAGCAATCATTCTCTGCAAACGAATAATCAGGCCATTCAACAAGCTCACGAATAACCTTGCGAGCGATGTTGAGCTCTTCTTCACGGTCGAGCTCAACATCGAGGGTTGCTTTTACTTTCATACCCTATTTTATCAGAGTTCCTTATTCAGTTGGAATAATAGGGAATATTTTTGAAAGAGCTAAAGCGCATTTTCTTGCTATATCAATATGCTCTTTCTGAGTACCATTACCAGTTCGAACCTCAAGGTAATGGATCCACGAACGAATAGTACCGTTCATATAAATACGTGACATTGTATTACCTTCTGGTAGAATAGAACGCGCTACTTCTTTTGCAATGCCATTATCTAGCGCCCAGTTATAGGTTGCAGTACTCGCATCAATAAGCATTTGTTGTTTAGCTTCCCATTGATGCTTTAGAATATCATTAGTAGTCTCAACACTATTCTGACGGTTCTTTTGATCTTGTAGCCGTGCTTCCCTAGTTACAAGTGGTAATGCTTGAGTAGGATTAGCATATCGCTGGCTAAATTCTTGAAAACTAAAACTACGATGACGTAAAATCTGACGCGCAATATCGCGTGTTGTTTCAATCTCTAGAACAGCGTTACACATTTCAAATGGTGAAAAGTGCTTATGTTGTAGTAGATAATTAATAAGCTTGTCCGCAGTATTCATATTTATCTGATTAGACGGATTGGATACTCGACCACAAAAGACAATAAGATCGGTAATAGTCTTCACATCAGTACCTTCAAAATATTCCTCGTTCGGAATCGTGTAACCTACTAGTTTTACTTTATTAGCTTCCATTCAGGAGAATTCTATTATAGTTTAAATTTTTTTCAAGTGTAAATTATTTCAAAAATAAATTGATAAAATACCATGCAGCTGAGACTATAAAAATAAGAACTCCTACACTAAGGTGGATTTTTTCCTTCTTAGTGTAGAGGTTATCATCATCGTCATTAATATCCACAGGAATATTTAATCCTTTACCCATATCCAAATATTAACTGACTCGCTTACTGGGTATAGTACTTTCATGAATCTTGGTTGTTTATGCAATGAAATATAAATAATATTCGAATCAGGGTTCTCGGTACCATCCTTATATGCCGCGCGTACTTTATAACATTCAGAATCCATAACATTCACCCGCGTACAGATTTTACCAGAATCATCATTATAATTTGCTACCTGTTGTAGTATTTTGAACTTACCATCAACATCTTTACGATATACATTGTAATAACAAATATTATGATCCTTCTCTAGCGGCCAGTACATTTGTATCTCTACTGCTGAACTAATAGTAATTAGTAGAGTATAAAATAGTGATAATAGTAGCTTCATTTAATTTAAGGGTTCACATCAGTAACATCTCGCACTATGACTGGGGGGAATGGAATTGGAGACTCCCATCTGATAATGATAGGAGTCATTAGATCATCAGGGAAAGGTTCAATAGGAAGTATAACTTGCTTTGAATCTTCTATACCTGATTTTGAATCACATATAGTTACTTTCGATGAATATTTGTATGTTGGATTGGTTATACACATCGATAACATCCATTGTAGCAATAGAATTGTATTCATCGACGTCTACGACAGAGTAGTGAAGTCCCGAGAGCTGACATTAAAGATAGTGAACTCGGCTCAGGTACAGGTACACAGTTAGGTGCTAAAATTGTATCTGTATATGTTTCGTTAGATGCTTTCATCGTGACTGTGCTTGGTTCATACTCATGTGGTGAGTAGAATCCAAACACAAACGTATTATCTTTTGGATGAATGTTATCAAATTTTAGATAACCATCGGTTGTGAAAGATATATTATTTGTATCATCTGCATACCAATTACTAATAGTGGTCAGGTCACATATCTCGATTACTACATTAGATAGATCATGTTTACCGTCAATCGGCTGCGTAGTCATAGTATACTCGTAATGATAAGTACCATCTTCTAATTGATAAACAGTTGAGGTAATTTTATCAGATACTTGCATACTAGCTAGAGTAGCTGCATTCATTGTACCTACGGTTAATAGGCTCAGTAGGGTTGTTTTTAGTTTCATTTGTGGGAGGAGTGGAGTTATATATCTATTTTTTGATAATTTCTACAGTTACCTTTGCAAGGCCGCTCTTAAAGAATCCAAGAGCTTTTGCTGCAGCAGGTGTAACATCAATAATGCGGTTCTTCTTAAAAGGTCCACGATCATTAATTATAACAACTATGGATTTTCTTGTTTTGAGATTTGTAATTTTAACTTTAGTACCGAACTTGAGAGTACGGTGAGCAGCAGTTAGTTTGGTATTACTTAACTTTTGACCACTAGCAGTCTTATGCCCATCTTTAGTGGAATAATGAGAAGCAATACCCGTCTCAGCCGCAGAGCAGCTGAGACATAAGCCTAATAGTAATGCTAACGTCTTCTTCATCTGAACTATTATATAGTCTCTTGAAGCTTAATCAAGCCTATTTTACAAGATTAGAGCGTTTTTAATACTTCATCACAAATTGCTGCAATTTTGTTAATATAATTAAAAGCTTCATGATTACGTACTAAAGCACTTTCGTATTTAGTGTTATAATCACTAGCTAGTTCTTTTTAACTAGCTAAATCCTGTTGAAACAATTGATACCGATTTTAAAGTTATTTTTCATAAGCAACAACATATCCTACTCCATCACAGTTTTCACACTCGCTCGATGTATAATTATCGCCTCACACTTCCTTTGGAAAAGGCGATGCATCATTTCCTTCACCGTTCCAATATTCGCACCCATTCTTATCGCAACAGGGACATTTCCTATAAATAGTCTGACCGGGAATAATTCGACGTAGTTTCTGAGGAGAGAGCTGGATATTCATATATTTTCAACGAGCCAAGTTAATAGCGATATTAGTAATCACAATAATTACATTATTGTTCTTCGTCGACCAGATTCTGTACTAGTCCAATGATTCTGTCAAGCTCTTTAAGAGTTGTATCATGAAAAAGTTTGCGATCCTTTTCTAGCATCGTATCATAATCGAAAGAATTATAATCATGAAGCCATTTAAGTTCTTCTCGGATAAGTTCTAGATTTTCTAACATACATTCTTTATTTGTCATTGGTTTATCAATAGCAATGCCACCAATTGGCATCCACTTTTCTTGAATTTTTTGATTAACCAAAGAAACGAGTTATTCTAAAGATTTTGCGATGATTACTTCATATTTCATGATCATAATGTTTCTAGAACTTTTTTGATATTCACAGTGCCATATCTATTGGCACTGTGAATAAAATATTTTGGCAATTTAAGATGATTGTGTTGACAGTGCTCAACTAGAAATTGAGCGCAGTGATAGCCAGTTTTAACTTTGAAATTGCCATACTCAATAATGCCAGTATCTTGCGTATGTGCATAATAATACATAATATGCTCAATGTCAAGATCATGGTCAAAAGATATTACGCTTGGAACACCATAATCTCGAATGTAATTTACAAACTCAGTATATGTGCGAACAATAACCCATTCACTATTAGGAATATTGGACGCCTCTTCAAGAGTCATTCCATCAATAATAATTCCTTCTTTATTCTTTTTAACTGGGTATATGTATGCATTTTCTGGATCGCGTTGATCGTCTAAGAATAAGTGATACATTTTCAAAAGAGATAAATTCTAGCGCACAATCAAATTAATTCCTTCAAATCGTCAATAATATTTGAAAGAATTTTCCGTTCATGCTTAATGAAGTCTACAGCGAAATCAGGAGAAGAATCTTCTTCCAAAAGAAGATTACTGTTTTTCTTTTCGTAGCTCTTAATAAGTTTCTTTAATTTATTATTAGTATTGACAAACTCTTTAATTACTTCTCGAAGATCAATATCTGTTTGATGGGTCATATTACCATCTTCGATATAATCATCTGTTAAAATCAACAAAGCCTCTGTTAAGGAAACTTCTCCATGATCATGCAAATAAATAGTTCTCATTTTTAATTAATATATTCAATAATTTCTAATTCGGCTAGAATCTTACTGATGCAGCCCGCATACTCAGAATAATATGATTTGTGAAAATGTCCACAGTAATGTTTCTTCGGACTACACGCTGCGATCAACTTATCATGATCGTTCCTCTCATTAAACATATCTTTAGAGAGCTCTACATCTTCAAGCTTTCGCCGTTCAATAAAAACACTTTTCTCAATTGGACCGTTCCATGTTGGGGAGGAGTGAGTAATTAGAACATCACACTTTTCGGCTTTAGTTTCATCAAAAACAAAAGGCTCGTCTTTCCAATAAGATACACCTTCCTTTCTCCAGATTCTATCAATGGAGATGGCTCCTCCTACAAATTGAAATTTCTGATTATTGATAATCGCTGTATGATAATCTGGCAATAATTTAAAATTACTCAGATTAACAGAACCATCAAAGTATGCGGGATCGGAATGATTACCTCTGATAGACCAGTATTCAACACCTCGCTTTTTGAATGAGTTATTCAAAAGCTCAAACTGACGCAATTGCTTTTTATGAGGAAGAAACCCTTCACCTCCATCTCCAACGTGAATAAGTAGGGTATTGGTAAGAGAGAACCTATCTAGCTCTTCAAAGAGACGAGAATACTGCGCATGTGTATCACCAACAATTAGAATTTGATCAAAGGAGAAGTTCATATTATATTAATTAGATTTTTGAATAGTTGAATTACCTATACGCATCAGAAAGTCTTTATAAGAAATTTTTGCATCTAGGTTATCCTCATTATCCCAAATAACTGAATCAATATCTGGTTCACCTTTCAGCCACTCATCAACTGTCTTTTTAGCGAATGCTTTATCGTAATTACTAGTCCAAGCCGCAGTTGGTGGTTTAGACTTAATAAATTGTCCAGTGATGTCGTTTCTTGCTACGTTACCAGTCGCCATATATGTATATATTATCCTATTGAAAGAGCTTTGCAACTACACCAATAAAACATGCAATAGCACAAACACTCAAACAAATTACAACAATACATTCATAAAAGAAACGATCTTCACTTTTCATATGTTTATTATATTAGAGTTCCATATAATCACTTTGATACTCTTTTGTTTCACAAAAAAAGACCATCTGCACTAAACCAAATATCTATTTCTAGTTTCATTATTTTTTTCTATGCTTTTCAACTTCCTCAAAGTGGTTCCATTTAGTTATTTCCTCTACACGATTCTTCCAATCATCAAGAGCTTCACGCCATGGATTAAGTGATTTATGTGGCATACCCATGAAGACATATGCCTCATTGAGTAGTTCAAGGAGTGTTTCTTCGCTCATATCAGTATTCACATTTTTTAGATTCATTCGAAAGTAAAAATTTGATTACCTTTTTAACAATTTCATATGTTTATATTATATCAGAGTTCCATATAATCACTTTGATACTCTTTTACTCCGCAACTTTTAATTTGATCCCAAAGCAAGCCGCCATCTAATCCAGCAAAATCTCCCTGCTTCATGTAATGACAAAATCCATTTGACTGTTTCGGCATTTCGACAAATTTATCCCAGAAAGGGCAGCAATGAAACTTACCATTCTCATCGCTACCATAACAGTAGCAACCTTCGGGAATAAGTTTATGTGCCTGTTCTTCAGTGAGAACTGCGTATGTCAACCCAAATCCTTTTACAGATTCTTGAGCTTCTGCGATATTTTCTTCGATAGTCGATGCTTCAACACCAATATCAATAAGGTTTTGTTTTGATTTATAAAGAAAATATTCCATAATTAAAGTTTCCAAATTGTTGATGAAGTGCTGTCCCCGCACTGATCGCACGAATTTTTATTATACTCATAATGATCGTATTGGAAACAGCGAATTAAGTCTTCGATGCTAACAGATGATTGATAATATTGTCTCTTAAATTCTGCCAATAAATAATCAAGAAATTCTCCTCGTTCTTCTTCGGTAAGACAAGAATGGACATCTTCTCCAAACATGGCCCTACCATTTATAAATGTGCCAAAAGATGTACATCCTTCTGAGATTTCAATTTCGTATTTCATCTTGTTAACTGCAAATATGTTTTGAGAAGTTTTTAATACAACTACGGGCACCGTTTGGAATAAAATATTTTTTATTCTCTTGCCACTCAGCTGCCGACATAATTTCAATCTCACCAGCTGTTTTATGGGAATAAACTAATCTACCCTTTGGACGTGGAACATCTGGTCCACTGAATGCACACAATTTACAAGACCTGAGACCAAGTTCTAGTCGACCTTCTTCAATTAAATTACCACAACCGCAGTACATATATTATAGATTTGAAATAGCTTCGAACGAATTAATATAGCAAGGAAAATCTCTATTATGAATTCCTTTATATTTATTAAATGAATACGACTCACGACACATGCATGAATCGAGAGTAGTAATAATTAGCATGTTAATCAAGATCTTCTTCATTTTCAGGAATGCGACAGTACCGCTTTTTTGAATGCTTAAGTTTGTTTTTATAAAATGTAGTTGGTCGAGATCCAATTTTACGAACTAACTTCTTTAATGTGAGAGGAGAATAATTAAACTTACCAACTTCTTCTTTCTTCATATGAATATGATAACGTAGTTCCTTTTAGATATCAACCCAGAAAGCCTCTTCAACTTCATCATACTTAATTGCAAGAATCATTACATGTGGCAGATTTGAATTTACTTCGTTTAAAAACATGTTAACTTCAATGATTGGTCCTCCAGCTGCGTCAATAGCTTGGATGCAGTTATATTCATCATAATGTAGACGAACATTCTTAGTTTCTTCCAATTTAAAAAACAACTTCTCTCCTCTTTTATAAAAGGTTCGAAGCTTACCACAGCGGGATTTAATCTGAAGATTCATTTAACGTTATTATAAAATTTATTTTTTACAATTTTTTCAATTCCAATATTACGGTTATACACTTCTTGTGCAATGTTATTACGAATCCAATTGCGCTTGTATTTAATGTCAGTGTTTGTTGGGTCAACTACGACAAACTGATCTAAATTGTGTTTTTTAGCGTATTGTGTGAAAGATTCTTTCGTAGTAGTAATGAAGGGATGATAAATAGAGAATTGTTTAAAGTGTGTCACTTCTTGAATAGGTTTATATTCAGGACATCCTTTAAAGCAGTTATCTAGATAATTCTCAACTGCATCATTTAAATGATGACCGGTTACAAAATTACCAGTAAGATTACTCATTTCATTTAAACGCCATTCTCTTAATTTATCTTCTGACGATTTTAATTTATTAAGTGATCGAATTACCTTAATAGGAATAGTAAACTGCTCAGCGAAAGAGCTAACAGCATTCTCCATATGATCATTAGCGTCTTGGATGTTATGATTAAAATGAAGAATTGTAAATTCTCGCCGGTATGCATGCTTCATCCAGTGAGCTGCAGCGATTGAATCAATACCTCCTGATACAAGCATTGTAAAGTGTTCACCTGGTACAGAATTTGAAAGTACTCTGATCATTTAAATACAACTGATGTTAGTGTTTTAGCACGCTTATTAGCTTCTACCTCCCAAGGTAGAAGCACATAACTCGGATCAGTTGTATGTAGTAGAGGGACTTGCTTTTTATTCCACACAAAAGAATCCTTCACAGTTCCAAGTTGCAATCTACCTTCAAAGAATTGTTCGATATGAACTAATTCATGTAGAATAGTATCGTAAAACTCTTCAATTGTCTGACGTACGTTGATTTCAACAAAATACTGACCAGGACTATTATTACTAGATTGATATCCCCAGGCACGTCCTAAAAGATTACGAATCGGTCGAATTTTAATTTGTAAATTTTTCGGTAGATTAATAAACTCGCAAATTAACTCGAATTTATTATTAATTGTTTCTGCCATCATAATTGCAGGAAGTTTCAACTCCCTGTAGTTTCCATACTTAATAGATGTCGCGATTTCAATTGAAGGTACGTTCATTGCTATTATTGCTGCTTAGTTGAAGGAATCCAAGTCATCCGCTCGATTAACATAATATTAGGGAAGTTCCTAAAGAAGTTATCTCGCGCATCTGTTTTATCGATACCTATTACTTTTACCGCCATTACACACTGTGTTTGCTCATCAACATACTCCACTAAGTACTCCTTCATTATAAACATAATAATGTAGTTCCTTATAATACTCAATAGTCGTAACAGAATAAATATATCCATGAGTAGTTCTGACCCACGAGTTGTTACAAATTATCAAACTGCTGAATATGGTAAGTTTGTTGAAATTGTTAACAGCTCTGAGTATCCCCCCGTATCTGTAACGAGATGGCAGTATCCAGCGCAACAATATAATGGAGTAATTGCTGCACCAATTTCCTCTGTAGATGTGTATCCTAAATATGCTGTTTTGACAGAAAATATCAATACAGATAGTAACCCATCTATAACACAACATGCGGATGGTATACAGGTTGATGCTACCAATCGTATTAGAACATCGCATCTTGTAAATACATACTGGTCTGCCCCTACAGTAGGGTTAGATACAGATGTTAAATATACTGAAGTTGCGAATGGGTTAAGCGCTCAGAGTATTTTTATTAGTAATTTAGCTAGTATTGCGATGACACCTGGATTAAGTTCGACAGGTTCTATGATACGTGGTACTAGGAAGCGCTTTAAAATTAAACCTGGTATAAGTCAAATATTTCAAGCTACACTTAACTGGGATGGTGCTCAAACTGGTGTAATAAAGCGCGTAGGTCTATTCTCACAATTTAATGGTATCTTTTTTGAGCTTCAAGATACATCTTTTAATATTGTTGTTCGACGCCGGTTAATTGATGGTACAGTTGTCAATGAGCGTATTAATAGTACAACCTTTACAGATGATAAACTTGATGGTACTGGCCCATCAGGTATTAATCTTTTTACATCACCAATTACTGCTACCGGGACATATAGCAGTGTAGCTACTATACCTATTCAGAACTCACCTTCTGTTTATAATGTTACCTACACAACGACATCTAATTTATCTTCTACTTTCAAACAAGGCACAAAACTAACAGTGACGGGTGTTTCTCCCTCTACCTATAATGGTCCAGCATTAGTTTCAAACTTCACATCTAATACAATGACAGTTACATACCTAACTGACCCCGGCGTATTTTCAAGTGGTAATGCAATATTTTCGGAAACACCACTACATGTTGAGAGAACATGGGGATTTGACTTCTTAGGAGATAGGACAAATAGAATTCGCTTTTTTGTTTATCCATATAATAAACCTCCAGTAATATTCCACACCTTTACTTTAGATGGTCTATTAGGTACACAGTTAATAACAGCACCCGTATTACCTATAAGATACGAAATTTCAAATACCACAACGGTGAGTTATTTACCAACCATGACAATCAACGGTCATAGTATGGAAGTAGAAGCAGCTGTTGCTGGTAATCCGAATTTCAGTGCTGCGGCTACACTAACAGGTGTAACATGGCCTTCAACAGCATCACGTAATGAATATCCTATATTAGGTGTTGGGTTAAGAGATGAACAACCTTTCCAACGTGGTGATCTTCAATTAACGAACTTACAAGTATTTGATCAAGCTAATTTAAATTATTCACCAAGCGTTAACCCTGCAGCGTTTTTCTGGCGTATAGTATTAAATCCTGTATTATCTGGAACACCACCTACAGTTACTAACGTTGGTAAGTGTTCTAAACAATTCGAATATAGCTCCGGAGCTGGTTATGTATCAGGTGGTGTCGAACTTCTTAAAGGGTTCGGTACTTCAGATCAAGGAATTACATTTCCAGCTGGATTCGAATTCCTTGATCTTGGATCTACTATTGATAATACTGTATCAGATAAGATAGTTGTTTTTGTAAAGCAGTTAACTTCAGGTACTAATCCAATTATTATACAATCAGCATTAAACTTTACAGAAGAATTATAAAGTTATGCATGAAAAAGGCTGAAGTCAAAAGAAAGGCCTTTGACAGAATCGAACGAATGCTGAACGCTTCCGTAAGCCGGCTTAAGCCGGCTTGTATCTGAAGCTGTATACTTTATATTGTAAGGATGTTCCTTTACTGAGTTAACTAGTTAACTTAAAAATGCCGCAGCGAAGTTCGCTACTATTTCTAGGGTCGCGTGCTGCGTACTAAAATGGAGGCTCATGAGTGACATGCACACTCCTCTCTGGGTTACAAATCCAGTGCATCGCTTTCTATGCTTATAAGCCGGTTAAAAATGGCTCCCAGTTTTGGCAACGATCCAAACTCACACCGCTTAACAGGCGGGCCGCACGCCCTGTGCGTTACTGGGAGTTATTTATTAAATTAATTTAATCTCGTTGCTCGAGATGTCAACTATATTTTAAGAAAAAAGTTAAAGAGCTTTAACAGGCATACTTGTCATGTTAATCCGAAGACGTGAACTTAATCACTCATGTGCATCACCACTCTTTGTGAGTCCTATTGCAAATTTATTATAGTTTAGTTCCTTTAAGATTTCAACTTATTTTATATAGAGGCTGGAGCGTCATATGGGAGTCAAACCCATGCTATCAGAGTGGAAGTCTGATGTGCTATCGTAACACTTATGACGCATATGGTGGGAAAGGTGAGATTCGAACTCACTAGCTCCGAAGAGATGAGATTTACAGTCTCACGCAACCCACCGTCGTTGCCGCTCGCCCTTTCCTTAATTTATTATATTAATTTAATAAATCTACTCTTTTCTATGAGTTAATTTGGAGAGTATAAAAACAAAAAATAGACTTAATATAAACGCATAGCAATATACTAGTACGTGTTCAAAGCTATCTAACTTGCGCATAATTTCTATAATGCATTCATGGTTATCTTTAGCGTTAGCTATAATAAGAGCGATTGCATTTAGTGATAGATGTATTTTTACTACAAAGACTTGTAGAATAATAAGGAGATATACAGATAATGTTTGGGGGGTCATTTTTTAATGTATCTTTCTGGATGTTTTTCGAATTTCTTGCCTAGCTTAACAATACCGTTAATTATTTCTGGAGAAATAACACCAATAATACCATAAGCTATAGCTTTATATAAATCCCACCCCTCAACATCTTTCAATACAAACCACGTTATACCTGAAGCAATAGCTGCACTAATTATTTTTTTTATTTGCTCCTTTATACTTAGAGGAGTACCTGAGTTTAATAGTCTAGCTAACATCGCGGCCGCTCCCAAGAGTGGTATTAACCACCCTCCACTTAAAAAGTCCTTTAGTAATGTGCGCTCAGGATCCATCTCCAATAATATTTATAAATATACTATTGGAGATGAATAAATATTATAATATATCTTTAAATAATCCAGTACTTTTTACCAGATTTTAAGATTTCTTCCTGCGTTTGCAACGATAAAAATACATGTAATGATGTTTATCACCCAATAGAGTGTTCTGATTATCGCAGCTATATCAGACTCTGAGTTTGAATCTGATATTTTATTTCCCATTGCCTTCGCCCAAACTCTCCAGGCTGTATTAAGCATTTGTGATAGCTGTAAAAATATCTTCAACGTTTTTAACTACCTCAACTACACCTCCATTCATAATAAGGAGTTGAGGTACGGATTTAATATTATGACTTCTAAAGAAATCCATATTATCTTCCATATTTTTAAATTCTACCTTGTTACTTAAACCAGCAGTCTCAATACGATCCTTGAGCATCTTACAAGGACCGCAAAAAGATGCAGTCGCTAAAACAAACTGTTGATTCATATCTGTATTTATCCAATGTTAGAACTATACCAATCCATGATCTCATAATGAAAGGCCTTTTCTGAGATGTTTGGCTTAACATTGATCAGTGATACTGGTTCAATGCCTTGACCTTCCTCATACACGAGGATACGGTTGGTTTCAGTTTCTAGTTCGAATGTGTACTTATCGATTTTACCTTGATGCATTTTTGTCTTTATTTATAATTCAATTATAGTCTAGTTCCTGTTCTAGGATTTGTATCAAATATCCAGCAAATGTTAGCTTAACAACAGCATCAATATTTACTGGACTACCTACAATACCATCAATAATAAGGTGACATTTTAAATCAATAAAGCGTACCTTATTATCAATAATATCATAGATCATATCAATCAAAGTACCATCGTTAGATGGTGATACTTGATCAATAAATCGTATTTTTTTCATTTTACGAGCAGTTCGATTACATCTTATTATAATGAAGTTCCTTAAGGTTCAACTTCTCGAAAACTTTCGAAGATTCAATAAACTTATTGTAAATTGCTGTAATCGAAGTAGTGAGTTTTTCAAATCTCCGTGCATCTCTTTCCTCAATAGAATTATAATACTCGTAATAGCTTGTAAACTCACATTCCACATCATATTTAAAAATAACAAATTGTAGAGCATGCCGAACTTCGTGTAATAAACAACTAATAATATGCTTTAGTGTATTTTTACTAGTACAGTCTAAATGAATATTATATTTTTTCTTTGAAACAAAGTAGATTAAGCTTGTTTCTTTATGTCTACTTTTTTGAATTCGAAATTTAAGGTTTAACTTTCGATCAAAATTATCTTCAAATACTTTGGTAAATATCCAAGCGAGTAGCTCATAGTCAATATTAGTTGACTTAACTACTCCCTTGGTTGGTAAGAACTTAATCACCCCACTACTTTGATTACTGGTTCAAAATAACCTGCCTTTAATAATTTTTCTCTAACTTCTTGAGCTTTCTCAAAAGTATTAATATGTTCTTTTGCAAAGCGTAATAAACCACCTTTTGACTCCTTATATTCGACAATATACTTGCCGTAGTCAAATGGTTTTTTTGGAAATCGCTTTTTCATGTCTTTATTATAATGGTGTTCCTCTAGTGTTCAACTCTGCCTATCAACATAATATTTTACCGTTGGGTATAAATCAAACTCACGTTGATTTTTTACTGCATCCAATTCATGCTGAGTTGAAAGCTCATATTTAAAGTCATGACCTAATCTATCACTTACGAATTTGATATAATCTTGCTCTAATCTTAGATATTCTGGATACTTACTCTCTATAACTTTTACAATACTCTCAACTAATTGAAGGTTTGTGAGAGTAATCGATCCTGGAATATTGTACACAGTTGCAGCATGCTCTGTAAATAATACTTCAATAATAGCTTTTGCATGATCTTCTGCAAAAATCCATTCACGAATATTGTCACCTGCGCCATAGACTGGAATCTGCTCACCGCGTACTAATGAGTTAACAATAGTAGGGATAAATTTCTCGTAGTGCTGTCTAGGTCCATAGTTATTACAACATCTAGTAATTGATGCATTAAGCCCGTAAGTATTAATATATGATAATACTAAAAGATCTGAACCAGCTTTTGACGCTGAATATGGAGATCTAGGCTGTAATGGAGATTCTTCTGTAAAGGGTGCTTCATGCTGTTGGAGATGACCATAAACTTCATCAGTAGATACATGTACCATACGTGCATTATCAATTCTCGCTAATTCTAAAACATTTGCTGTGCCTTTAACATTTGAATCAACAAATGCTAGTGGATCTGTAATTGATCGATCGACATGAGACTCTGCAGCAAGATGTACAATGTAATCAATTTTTGGAAGATCCTCGTAGAAATCTTTTTTTGCAATATCTAAGAAGTAATTTTTTACTCTTGGATGATCTTTAATATTTTCTTCACTAGAACCAACACCCAGTTTATCTACATTATAAATAACTACATCTTCTTGCTCAAGAAGTTCCGCTACAACGTAGGATCCAATAAACCCACAACCACCTGTTACTAATATATTTTTCATAATCCTATTCTTCTACCTGTCCTTTGTTCAATAGCTCTAACTAAATTAGCACATTCTAGCAGATCGTCATGAGTTCCGCAGTCAAACCAGAAACCATGAAGTTCTTCAACCCACACAGGCGATATACAAGTATTGATTTGTTTAATCAGATCTGTAATTTCGTATTCTCCGCGTGCTGAAGGTTTTAAGTTCTTTGCAATTTCTACAGCGCGAGGACCATCAAGTATATATAAACCTATTACCGCATCTGAACTAATATATTCAGATGGCTTCTCTACAAGCTCAATTAGCTGATTATCTTCAACTTTAGCTACACCGTATGCACTCGGATTAACTACCTTATAAGTAAAAATGGTATTGGGTTGTGCAATAATTGGCTCATCTGTAGCGGTAATAATAACATTATCACCTAAAATAAGAGCAACATTATCATCCCCAATAAATTCTTCACCAATAATAAATGCTTCTGGAATACCATTCGGTCTATCCTGAACTGTGTATTGTAACTTTAAACCATATTGAGAACCATCTTTGAGCTGTTCTTCAAATAACCTACATTGTTGTGGATCAGCAGTAATTATAAGAACCTCTTTGACTCCTAAATCTTTAAGAGTCTTAAGAGGGTAATAAATCATCGGTTTATTGTATACGCAATGTAATTGTTTAGATATTGCTGTTGTTGTAGGTGAAAGTCTAGTACCTTTACCACCTGCTAAAATAATACCCTTGAGCATAAACGTATATTAACAACTAGCTAACGCTTTTGCAAGTGCTTCACGCTCAGTTTGAATATAAAAATCAGGAAACATATTCTTAAATTTATCCATAGAAAGGACGCAATTAGAACGCGGTGCCGCTAAATTAAGAGTTTTTACGTCTACAAACTTCCAATTTTTGTTAGTAAAATTATATGCAGTTAGGATTTCTGTTACATCAGAAGTATTAAGAGCTCCAGGATTAACAAAATTAATAATACCGATAGAAGAAGCTTTAATGGAATTAATAACAATATAATGAATAAAATTACAAAGATCGTTAACATATGTCTTTGAGTTTTTAAAATCTATTAGGTTATTGTACTTTAGAATTTTAGTTAGATAGCTTCGTTCACTTAATGTATCACTAAAGGGCATTCTGACTCGAATAGTACATCCATAGTCATTAAGTGTTTCAAATGCATGCTTTGTTTTTGAGTAAAAAGACGATTTATCAAATAGCCCGAAATTTGGCTCATCCTTTTCACTAAATGCTTTTTCATACCCGGAAAAAATACACCCGGATGAAATATGAATATAGTTAACATTTAAACGTTTGCAAACGTTGCTAACTCTTAAAGGGCTTGCAACGTTTAATTCCCAACATTCTTTCTTTTTCGCTTCCCCTTCATCCACATTTGGACGTCCAGTAAATCCAAAAGAATTAACAACATAATTAATATTATTGTTGCGAATGTATCGATCCAAGTCGGCTTCGTCGGTGTAGTTAAGATCTTTGCGCGCACGGAGATGACATTTAATATTCGAATTTGTTAATGCGTGTGATAGAGCTGTACCAACATAACCAGCTCCTAATATTAGGACGTTATTCATTCTTTATAAGGATTATAACGCCCTATTAATTAATTGCAACTAGGACTTTTCTTCAACTTTTTTGAGCTTAGTATAGTAGTCAGGTACTTCAGCTAGGTGATGCTTTGCAATTGTCTCAGCGATCGATTTATTATTAGTATGTTCCATCTCAACTGCTATACCCATCTCGAGCTGCTTAGGATCATACTCAATTGAGGTATTAACTGGTTTAAGATATTTGTTAGCGAAGAAAGATTTAAATGATTTTTTCATATTAGTATTTAATTTTCATAATATTCGTAAATATAATCTTTAATACTCTCTATATTAATATCCCCTTCAGAAATGGTTGACTCCATTAACTCAACAAATTCATCTGCCATAGCTTCTAACTCACCATCTTCAACAGAATCTAAAAGTTCTTTTAAGCTGTATAAAGAATCATATATTTTCTGTACTTTTTCGTCTAGCTTTTTTAAAAGAGTTGTTTTCTTCATTTGTCAATATATTCAGTATTTATACTGCTGCAGCTGATTTTTTAAAAGCATCCAACAAAGCTTGTATATCACTTTTAAGATAATTTACATGATATGGTATAAATTTATCTTCCTTTAGATAAAAGATAACACATTTACGACACTTTTTCCCTGTAAGTTTTTCATACATAAAAGCATACATAGATAACTGCAATGCGTATATATTAAATTCGCAGTTATGTAGATGATCAACCGGTGGTAACAGTTTTTCATTAAAGGCTGAACTAAAGCGAAACTTTTTATTAGTCTTAAAGTCAGCAATAGTAAATTCATCCTTATGTTCGTAGATAAGATCTGCAGTACCTGCAACCTTAAAATCTTCATCATAAAGAAGATTTTCACTCAAGACTTTATCATACCTATCGATACATCTTTCAACAATATTGTTATATGTTTTATATAACCACATATAGTTTTCTTCTGTATCACCAAAGTTGATATAATTTTCTAAAAGCTCGTGGATATTTGTACCTCTCTCACAAGCTTTATTTTTTTCATTCTCCCACAGCTCTAAAATCATTTCTTTAGGTACACCTTCACGCTGAGCGACCCGAGTGGCATGTTTATTAGCATCAAAATGTTCTTTATACTTACCTAATAAAGTAGTTACAGAAATAAATTTACCTAATGTTTTATGAGTGTATGTATGTGATTTTGCATCAAAAGATACACTACTCTTAACTTTCATATAAAATTATTATATCATCGGATATTATAAATCAACTAGCTTTTTTTCTCGGTTGCAAAATATTAAACATAGCTTTTTATTATTAAATAAATGTATGGGTGTTAAAATATCACAATTACCTTCACACGTTGGAGTATATTCTGGCCGTGAACTTATACCTCTTGTTGGATCTAGTACTACACAGAATGGACCGTTAAGCTCTTTCACCGGTTACATATCTGGTGCGATATTAGGTACTGGTCAATTTGCTGTATTGAATGGTGGTAATAATTTTTCCGGTATACAATCTATTGCTGGGTTACTAAGCTCAAACACAAAGGTAACAATAGGCGGGCCAGGTAACGCTAATACAGGAGTTTGTAGTAACGTTATAGGTGTTAATTCTATTTCAAGTGGTAATTATTCTATCGTCGGAGGTGGATATAGTAATACCGCTAGTGGGGTATATTCTGTAGTTGATGGTGGTCGACAAAATCAAAGTACTAACAACTATGCAGTTGTCGGAGGTGGTTGTTGTAATACAGCTAGTGGTAATGCAGCGTCTATAGGTGGTGGTCTCTCAAATACAGCTAGCGGATATCGATCTGTTATTACTGGTGGTGATTACAACACAGCTAGTGGAACACGATCTGTAGTTGCTGGTGGTGTTAATAATTGTAATGCAGCTTTAAAGGGTATTATTGGTGGTGGTGCAGATAACATCATTAATACAAGTGGTGATGCTGGTATAATTGGAGGCGGTCAGACTAATAAAATTAATACAAGTAGTTGTTATTCTGCTATACTAGGTGGAAAGTTTAACAATACATATAATAACTTCAATGTAGTTGTGGGTGGATTTAATAATACTGCTAGTGGCGCCTATTCTGGCGTATTAGGTGGTCAATATAATAGTACAAATTCCTGTAGTAATGCGTTTATAATAGGTTCATGTATAACTGCAAATGCCTCAAATACCACATTTACAAATAATTTAAATATAGCCGGTAATATTATAGTATCAGGTAATGTAGATGGTCGTGATGTTTCGAATGACGGTCTAAAATTAGATAGTACGTACACAACTACAAATGCAAATAGTGCTAGATGGGATAGTGTGTATACAACGTACAGTGCAAATAGTGCTAACTATGCATGTAAAAATGCTAATAACTTTTTCTGTACAACACAAACCATTATTGGCAATTTAAGTAGCACGGGTAAGCTTACCGTTGGCCCGTCACAAACTAACACAGGAGTTAATTCAACGATTGCTGGCGGTAGTAGTAATAGTGCAAACGGAAATATTAACGTTATCGCTGGTGGTTCTAATAATATTACTTCTTGCATTGGATCTAGTATATTAGGTGGTAATAATAATACATCTACAGGTGACTATGCATCGATAGGTGGTGGTTGTTTAAATATAGTTAACGGGATTGCGAGTAATATTGCAGGAGGTTGTGTGAATTTTATATCTGGTGATACAACAGCAATCGGTGGTGGTATGGGTAATACTGCATGTGCTTCTTACGGTGTTATCGCTGGTGGTATTAATAACCAAATTTCTCCTGGTAACTATGCTGTAATTGGCGGCGGTGTTGGTAATATAGCTAGCGGTTATTCTGCTACAATTGGTGGTGGTTGTTATAATACAGCTAGTTCTTATGCAGCTACAGTAGGTGGTGGTTATTGTAATAATGCTGGTGGATATTGCTCAACTGTTGGTGGTGGTAGTTATAATACAGCTAGTAGCGATTATACTACAATTGGTGGTGGTTGTAATAATTTTGTTTGGGATTATTACGGTATTATCGCTGGTGGTCGAAATAATATAGCCTGTGCATATGCTTTTATGGGAGGTGGTTGTAATAATAGCGCTAGTGGATATTATTCAGTTATAGGTGGTGGCCATAGTAATACAGCTACAACAATAAACTCAACAATTGGTGGTGGTTGTAATA